GAAATTTCATGGAAGAGATTGTTATGAAAAAGGGAAATGTATTTCTTCAGAAAAGACGAAATATTTCGGGAATCGAGGCGGATAATGAAAGAACATCTTATTAATTGTTTTAATTGTCGTGACAAATGTCATAAAAGTAATATGTTTACTGCCGGAGGATTATATTTTTGCTCTAAAAATTGCTTGGATAGAGTTAATAAATGCCGTTCTTTTGATGGAATGCCGACTTTATTCATTGATGGGGAGCAATCTTCATGAAACAGATGTTTGACCTGCACTGTGAATCATGCGATAAATACTACTCAGACCTGATAGACCTGAAGAAACTTCCAGAGATTAAGTGCGAGCATTGCGGGATAATTGGGAAGTTGGCGAGGTTATACTCAGAACCGCCGAATGTTCATTACAAGGGATCAGGTTATTACACTACAGATTATAAAGATAAAAAGGGGAATAAATAAAATGACAGATAAAATAAACAAACTAAACGACGAACTGAGAACCGCACACAATATGATTGAAAAACTTCAGACTAAATGTGCAACCTATGAATCATCAATCAATGCTCAGACTACAGCTATTGCCAATCTCAGAGAAGACACAAAGAAACTTGAGGACGGCGTTAATAACAATTTCCACACTATTCGTCAAATAATGCCCGTTATGGAACTATTGGAATCAACACTTGAAAACCCTAAATCCGGTATAATACTTCCCTAATTTGACAATAGGGCGTTTTTTTTATATAATCAACTTGAGGGTTTCATCCTTGTTTTTGTGGATGTTATACTGAAAGTAGAACGATAAGACAGTTATTACAGAGGTTGAACCGATAAGAGTAAGATAAAAATTCAGCGTTGCAGGAAGGTGGACAAGCTCCTGACATGAAGGAACGAAACGTTTCTTGTGTCGTTTGAAAGTCGAGCAATCGGCAAGTAAAACAAACTCGGTTCGAATCCGGGCGACGCTACAGGAACTTTACAATTTTTTACTTTTAAAAAGGAGGTAAAAATAATGGCAAGAAAAAAGAAATTAACAGTTAAAAATATAAGTGATGCTTTTCATGCGTCTGGTGGTAATTTGACCAAAGCATGTAAGTTACTCGATTGTAGTCGTCCAACTATTTATGCTAGAATGGAAGAATTTCCAGAACTTCACGACATTCGAGAAGAATCAGAAGAAATCTTTGTCGATTTGGCAAAAGCTGCATTATTACTAAAATTAAGCAGCACTGATATAGATTGCAATAATAATAATCTAATTATGTTTACACTAAAATCCAAAGCAGGATGGCAAGAGAAACAATCCATTGAGCTTACAAGTGATGGTAGTCTTTATGCCCCGCTCGCTGTTGTTCCAATAGATTATACAGACGAACAAATTCAAGAGGAATTAGAAAAAGACCAATGAGAAAAAGACCTAGAAAGTTTGTGAAACCATCGTGGCGTCCTCTCAGCAACGCTCAATATTATGGCTTGGTTTCAAAGGCTGATGATATATTATTTCATGGAAATAGAGGAGGCGGCAAGACCGATCTCCTCTTAGCTGATTTTTGTCGTGATGTGAATAAAGGATTTGGTGCAGAATGGAGAGGTATTCTCTTCCGTCAAACTTTCCCACAATTAGAAGAAGTTGTTATCAAAAGTCATCTCTGGTTTAATAAATGGTTTCCAGGTGCAAAATGGAATGCTTCCAAATATATGTGGAGATTTCCTAATGGAGAAGTTTTATATCTCAGATATATAAAAAATATGGGAGATTATAATAATTATCATGGTCAACAATTTGCATGGCTTGGCTTTGAAGAATTAACAGGCTGGCATGATCCGGCTCCTCTTGATGCTATGGATTCATGTTTGAGGTCAACTAATCCTAACATCCACTTAAGAAAACGAGGCACAACTAATCCAGCTGGGATTGGTCATGCTTGGGTTAAGAAAAAATATATTATTGGGAAACCTGCTACAATGATAAAAAATGAAATTGGTGAAACTCAAACACATTTTTTCATTGATCTCAAAAAGAATAAATTCATCATGGAAAATCAACCAAAATATATTAAGAGATTATCTATGATAAAAGATCCCAACTTATTAAAGGCTTGGTATAAAGGATCATGGGATATTGTTGCAGGTGGTCGATTCTCTCACGTTTGGGATAGTGGGTTTCATGTGCTGCCTAATTTTATTCCTCCTGCTAATTGGTATATCGACAGGGGTTTTGATTGGGGTTCGAGTAAGCCCTTTTCAGTTGGATGGTATTGTGAGTGCGATGGTTCAGAGTTTGAAATAGGTGGGATCACTAGACATTTTCCAAAGGGAACAATAATCAGATTTGCAGAGTATTATGGTTGGAATGGACAGCCTAATGTCGGAATTAAAATGACATCATCCGAAATAGGCAAGAATATAATTCAATATGAAAAAGAGATGGGGATATATGGCAGAGTCAGACCGGGTCCAGCAGATTCGAGTATCTTCGATGTAACTGAAGTTGAATCAATAGCAGATAAAATGGCGCGTGTCGGGTGTTCTTGGAAGAAAGCGGACAAAAGACCAGGGAGCAGAATCAATGGTTGGGAACTTATAGCAGATAGATTAAGTGCGGGGACTTCAGTTCCAATGGAATCACCGGGATTTTTCGTTACAAAGAACAATGTTAATTTCATTAGGACTATTCCAGATCTTCCACGTGATGACAAAAAGATAGATGATATTAATACTAATGCTGAAGACCATATTGCTGATGAAGTTAGATACCGCATTTTAGCTGGTTATCGACCTGTCAAAATGTCATCTCTACCATTTTAATTCAAAATATGTTATAATAAATCAAGGCAATTAAAATGAAAAATATATACTGTGAAAAATGTGAAAAAATATATAGCATACCGGAAGACAAGGCGGAGTTCTTCTTCATGAATGATCTATGTTATTTCTGTAGGATGAAAGTTCAAGAGGAAGTAATATTGCATCCAGGAGAGGGACGATTTGTATTTCCAGTAAGTGACGATGTGGAAACATTTAACGAGGTGAGATTGTATGAAGATTAATAATAAATATAATATAGGTGATACAGTCTATGGAGTGCGTAGAACATTGCCTTTTTCTGATGTTTGTCTTAGCGCAAGCATAAAAGAATTGAAGATAAGTTATATAGTTGTTAATGAAAAAGATTTTTATTATTCAATGTTTAATGATTTGGGTTCTTGGCATGATGGTGCATTGCATTCAACGCTTGAATCAGCGTTAAAAGCATTGAACAAATACAAAAAAGAGGTGTCAGATAATGAGTGAGAAGTCAACAAAGATAAACGTTCCCACAAAACAGTGGATGACAAAAGAACCGATAATAACGCAAATCAACACGTTATACGCTGGCACTAGAGCGATGAGATCTGCCGGTCAAGAATATCTTCCACAGTTCAAGGTTGAATCAGGTGAAGATTATGAGCGACGAATTAAATCGTCATTCCTCAATAATGAAACTAAATCAGTGATTGAAACATGCAACGGGCGCTTATATAAGAAGCCACCGGTTGTTGAAGTTGACAAAAGCTTAGATGAATTCATATTAGATGTTGATCAACAAGGCTCACACATTAACACATTCGCTCACAACGTGACTAATAACGCTCTGAGGGATGGATTCGTTTGTATTTATACAGATTACACTCAAAAAGAATTAGGTGAATCTCCTACCATGAAAGACTTAAAAGGCACGCGCCCTTACTGGTCAATGGTTAAGAGATTGGATCTTATTGGTTGGAAAACCGAAGTAATAAATGGAACATCGCGATTTACTGAGGTTAGGATAAGAGAATTGGGTGACATAGTTGATCCCGAAAATCCATTTGAAGATAAAACAGTTCCGCAAGTAAGAAGAGTATGGCTTGAAGGAACTAAAGTCTACTGGGAAATATGGCAGATAATTAAAGGAAAGTTTATCAATAATCAAAACGGTGAACTTAAGGGGATAGATTTTATTCCTCTCGATGTTGTGTATGCAGACCAGCAAGGATTTTGTTTATCAGATCCACCTTATGAAGATTTATCTTGGAAGAATATAGAACATTGGCAGAGTTCCAGTGATCAGAATAATATCCTAAGAGTCGCTAGAGTTCCGATTCTTGCGATGTATGGAGAGCAAGGCAGCGGAGATAAAGAAATTTCAGTATATACTTTCTTTGCGTTCCCCGATTCGTCATCTAAAATGGAATATGTAGAGCATTCAGGCAAAGCAATTGAGGCAGGTTGGGTTCATCTTACTAAAGTTGAAGAAACAATGTCAAATCTTGGTATCAATGTATTAAAGAATAATGTGCAGAAAACAGCTAAACAATCAGGCATTGAAGAGAATGCGCAGACCTCTAAACTCGGTTTAATGTCAATGTTGTTAAGCGATGGTATAACTAACGCACTACATACAGCGGCTCTGTGGTTAAGTAATACAGCAAAGAAAGCAGATAACAAATATATTCTCAACTCTAAAGTTGGGGTAACAGTTATTGACGATGTCGCAGTTAAGACATTGATAGAATTAAGGAAACTTGGAGACATAAGTCTTGATGATTTCTTGAATGAATTACAGCGACAGGGTGCATTGAGTGATGATTTGAATATTGAAGAATCGATTATAAAATTAGCAGAAGAGGGCGAGTCTGAGTTTGAGAATGAACCGGCACCGCCAATTATACAAACAAAACAAGGAGATGATGAAGATGTTAAAGAAAATAACAAAGAAGAATGACATATTAAAAGATATTAAAGAGTTATGCAAATTCAATTACGCTAAAGAAGCGGCTGAAAATCTTGTAAAGATTAAAGAACTTATTGAAAATGAAATTGATGCTTAAATTACATTTATTCAATTTGAAACACCGTTTTCGTTTTAAAACATACAGAATTGGAGTTTAAAATGACTGATGAAGAAAAGAAAAGAATCTGGACTGAATCAATATTGACTGGTAAGAAGTTACCACCAAAAAAAGATAATATTGATTGTCTTAAAAACTTATTTGGAATGAAGTGAAATTATGGAAACTTTAGAAATAATAAAAAAAACAAGGGAATACCTGGATTATATTGAAGAGCATATATTGAATATTCAAAAGGCGTTTAAGGAATTGAATGATTCAAAGGGATTTCAACAAACTCATTTCTGTTATGATGATTTTAAATTTTTCAGATTAAAAGATATGATAATGGGGCATGATGAAACTAAACTATCAGAGGGAGAATTTGTTCAATATAGAAAATCTTTTTATCCTACTGATATAGAAATGGAAAAATATGGAAAATATCCCATGTCAGAAGCGTGGGAGCATCATAAAGAAAACAATGACCACCACTGGGAGAGAATTGAAAAGGAATGCACCGAATATGGTTATTATCAATGTATCCATATGGTTATTGATTGGACTGCAATGGGGTATAAATTCGGGGATACAGCGAAAGAATATTACGAAAGTAATAAAGAAAAAATTAAACTTCCTGATTGGGCGGTTAAATTTATTTATGAATTATTTGAAATGCTTGAAGATGACTAAATGGCTATCAAATCCACCACAGATCAATTCAATGAAACTATGCTGGCTCACTCTATCAATATGGAGCGAGTGAAAGCAGGACAAGAGAAAGAAGTTAAGAAGTTATTGACTGATCTTTCTCTAGATGTTCAATCGCAATTAGCTAAACTCGGCACAGATAACACTAAGAAGAGTGTTAAGCGTGACCGATTGAAAAAGGTTAATGCTCAGATTGATCAATACTTCATTGATTATTATGGCGACATTGAAACATACATGGAACAGCAGGACGTTCAGACCGCAAGGCTTGAACGTGATGTTTTTGTCAATGCTATGAATTCAGCGATGGGTATTGATATTGCATCGCCTGTGATGGATAATAATAAGATTAGACGATTAGCCAAGGCTGTTAAGATTGATGCGCAACCAGCTAAGAAATGGTGGGGAAAACAATCAACGCAACGAAAGAAATCAGTTAAAGAGGTCATCCGTCAAGGTGTCGGACAAGGCAAGACTATTGACGAGATGACGAAAGAACTCAGACAAAAGGGCGGCTGGGAAGATAAGACTAAGCAGCAAGCTGAAGCTATTATCAGGACAGAAACTCAGCAGGTATTGCAAGACTCTCGTATGGAAATGTATAAGGGGAACCAAGAACTTATTGAAGCGGTTTACCATTCGGCAACACTTGACAGACGAACAACAATAATATGTGTGAGTCGTGACGGGTTGCAGTGGACGGTTCCAGAGTTCAAGCCTATAGGACATGGTAAAGCATTTATTCAGCCACCATTACACTTTCAATGCCGTTCAACTATAATGACCGTGTTGAAAACTTATGATGAATTACTCGGTGGAAAGAAACCTGTATTCTCTGAAAAGAAATTTGAGGAAGGATTCAGGTCAAGGATTAAACCAAGACCAGGTGAATCTGATATTGAATATAATGAGCGTGTTGCTCGACAGGTTGCTATTCAAAAGAAACGTATGAATAGAACGCCTGAAAATACCACTAAGGACATGGCTAAGTTTGTTAAAGCTGATAGAGGAAGAGCAGAGTCAATGCTAGGTAAAGCAAGGACTGCTTTATTTTATGAGGGGAAACTCACGCTTCAGCAATTGATAGATCAAAAGGGAAGACCTTTGACCGTGCAACAATTAGAAAAGAATTATGACTTATCTAAAGGCGAAAATAAGATTAATAAGCAGGGTGGAAAAGTTCTTAAAGTAGATATGGCAGACCCAAAAAATCCTAATTGGAATTCATACTATAAAACATTAGAAGTTGGTGACAAGTCTTAAAAACCACATACACACTTTGATATAATTATTATAGAGGGTAAAGAAAAACAAAGGAGAAAACAATGAAAGCAATTTGCAAAAGAATCCACAAAAGCAAAATCGAAAGAATAAACAAACTTCTTCAGATGGAAGAAGTTAAAGCAGAAGACATGAAATATATCAATGGAAGAGATTTTTATATTGACGACACAGACAAATTCAAAAAAGGTTTGACTTTAATTAAAATTATTCTAGAAAATACAGTAAAAGAAGAACAGATTGAAGAATTATTTCGCACTGCTAATTTAATTTCAATTTATGACAGAGATATTGGTAAGGGTGTAGACGAAGGACAAGCAATTTATATTTATTGTTAATTAAGGGGTCAACATGAACAAAACAAATTATAACAATTCCCATAACTGTCCGATATGTCACGAAACTTATAACTCAGAAATTTCGATGAGAAGATGTCAGGAATTATGTTCTAAATAACCTTCTAACTCCACAAAAACCATATCAACCATTCATAACAAAGCGACTCGCAACGGGTCACTTTTTTTATTATCTTAAACATCTTAAGGTTAGGTTGACTCCTGCCTTGTTCCCATTTCTTCACTACACTCAAACTCACGTCTAGCATTATAGCTACATCTACCTGTGTTTTATTATTATTTCTGCGCCATCTTTTTAGTGGATGTTGTTTTAATTTCATATCTCTATTATACCACAAGGGACAAATTCTGTCCTCTTGACGGTCACTGGTCACATATATTATAATAAGTAATGAATACGGCTTGCTGTGGATTCAGCAATTTTGGAGGAATATTATGGCTCTTTTGAATAAGGTAGAAAATCTGGATGGAGTTTCAGAATCATTGCATGAACATTACAAACCCGTTGAAGGTGGCGGCTATTCTCTTGATGTTTCAGGTATGATACTTGAAGAATCAGTAGTAGGATTAAAGAACTCACTTAATGAAGTTATTGCTAACAGGGACGGTCTAAAGAAAGAATTAAATCCCTTTAAGGAAGCGGGTCTTACTGACCCCCTAAAGATTTTACAGGACTTGACAGACTATCAGGAACTAAAGAAAATTGATCCAAGCAAAGAAGCAGATAAATTGGCAGCAGAAAGAACAGAGATTGTAATAAGAGAAAAATCTCAGGAGTTTTTGACCAAACTCAAAAGCCTTGAAGATGAATCATCAGGCTATAAGAAGAAATTTGAACAGAGTGTTTTGACTAATGCTATATCGAACGCGATAAGCAAACATGATGGAATCTCAGACCTTTTAGCACCAATGCTAAAAGAGAGAGTAAGATTTGATGGCGAAAAAGTAACGGTTCTTGACAACATGGGAATGATTGACAGAAACAATGCTGGCGCTGAAAAAACACTTGAAGAATTAATAATTGAAATAAAAGAAAATGAAACTTTCCACGGTGCTTTCAAAGGAATGATAAAAGCTGGTTCAGGTAAAAACCCTGCAAGTCCAGGCGCACACACAGGAGCAAATGGAAAGATAAGAATAAAGAATGGCGACGTGGCAACAATAGCAGCGCATATGGCTGATGTGAAAGCGGGCAACGTTGAATTTTATTATTAAAAAATAGTGAAAGCCACAATGTCTCAGGCTCTCACAAGAATAAACAAAAAAATCTAAGGAGTGATTTATTGTGGCAAACGATTTTAGTGCTGTTATTCAGACGGCAGTTGTGAATGCGTTAATGGTATTAAGAAGTAAGACAGTTATGCCTGCTCTCTCTTCACGAGAAAGCGAATACAAGGCGGGGGAAATTTCCTCACAGGGTGAAACTGTTCAGATTCCAGTTCATGAAGCTTTATCTGTTGCAGACGTGACAGCAAGTTCTACACCTCTCTCAGCAACAGCTTCAGACCCAACTTACGTTAATGTTTCTCTTGACCAGTGGAAAGAGACGAACTTTTACGTAACAGACAAAGAAGCCGGCGAAATTCTCAACATGGGCGATCTTTTCAATAACAAAGTAAACTCTGCGGCTAATGCTCTCGCAAAAAGCGCAAATGAATATCTTTTCTCTCTCGTTGATGATGCTCCTGTAACAGGAAAACCAGGCGGAATTTATAACGCTGTAGGTATTGCTGGAACTACACCTTTTGCATCTACTATGGACATTATTAATGAAGCGTCCGCTCTTCTCAACAAACACGACGCGCCAATTGAAAACAGATATGCTGTTCTTGATTATAGTGCAGGTTCTAACCTCAAGAATATTGCAAAATTTTCTGAAGTTGACAAACGTGGAGCAGACGGAACACTTCTTAACGGAACACTCGGAAGAGCTTATGGCTTTGACTTCTTTGAAGATGGTCAGATTCCATATCATAATGCTTCAGGCACAGCCGCAACAATGACTATTGTTGCTTCTTCTACTTCCAACGCTCTTATCGTAAATATGGCAGATGCTTCTGGCTTATTCTCTATTGGTGACATTCTTGCCATCAGTGGTGGAGTTCAGACTTACATGGTTATTGCTTCTGCTGGTATCTCTTCAGGTATCTCAGGAACTATTTCTGTTACTCCTGCAATCTCTGGAACATTTGCGACAGCAACGGTCGTAACACATTCCGCAGATCAGAGAGTAAATCTTGCATTCCAGAGAGGCGCTTTTGCTTTTGCAAACAGACCACTCGGAAATGCACTCAGTCTTTATGCTGGTGGTGGCGCGCCAATTAACATGTTTGAAATGACAGATCTACTTACAGGTATCTCAATCAGACTTGAAATCATTCGCCAGAACAAACGCTATGTTTGGCAGTGGGATATGCTTTACGGCGGTCAGATCATCAGACCTGAACTCGCTGTAAGAATCATGGGTTAATATAATAACTATTAGGCTCCATCTTCCGGGGTGGAGTCTTTTTTATAAAAACTTTTCGGAGGTTGAACACAATGAAAAAAGTATACGGAGAAACAGGAGTTTTATTAATCATTTCGGATAAACAATTAAACGAATATCTTGCAGATGGTTACACAGAAGAAAAACCTGTTTTTAAAAAAGAATCGAATAAAAAATAATGGCATTCACGCCTGAAGACGGAACTGGATTATCAGATGCTAATAGTTATGTGACTATTGCGTATGCTGATGAATACTTCCTTGACAGAAATGAAACATCATGGGCGAGCGCTACAAGCGCCACTCAAGAGGCATCATTAATTAAGGGAACCGATTACATTGAGTCGAGATATAAAAGGGTGCAAGGGCAAGCAGTTAATTCAACTCAGGCTCTTATGTTTCCTGCTTATGGGATGATCAATGACGATGGGTATATAGTTGGTTCAGATTCAGTTCCGGTTGAAATAAAGCAAGCATGTTGCATTCTTGCTCTTGAAGTTTTAAACGGCGTTGATATTAATGCAGCGATTGAAAGAACAACATCAGAAGAAAAAGCTGGACCTGTTCAAGTAAAATACTCGGACTCGTCCGCACCTGAAACTCTTTACGCTCAAGTAAACGGATTAGTTTCGACATTCCTCTCTATGCTCCCCGCATATGGCGGACAAGGGAGATTAAACCGTGGCTAATCTTGGAACAATAGTAAAAGGTGTCATAGATAAGTTAGGCAAAGTTGAAATAACTTTGACACAGAATACAGTGGGCGCTTATAATCCTGCTACTTCTACTTATGCTTCAGGCACACAGGCTACTGATTCTTTTTACGTTTATCCAGACAAAGTTAAAAAAAATCTTATTGATGGCGATAACATAAAATTGAGCGATTTAGTCATCTACTTTTCACCTGAAACGACAACTCTTACTCCGGCTCAAAACGATCTCATAACATTCAAGGGTGAAAACTATAAAATAGTTTATATAAACGATATTTACTTCAAGGGTGAAATTCCTTTACTTTTTTGTGTGGTGAGGAAATCATGAACTTAAGAGAATTTACAGCACATCTAGAAAAGCAATCTGAAGTGCTTGCGACAGTTGTAACGAGTATTCAAAAAAGAACTATTGCAGAGATTCATGATTCATTAATTGACTTGCCATCAAACGGCGGAACTCCTATTGATCATGGAACAGCAAGAGGTTCATGGGGAATAAGTGAAGGTTCGGCTGGTTCTTATGTATTACAACAACCTGGAGCAAATGCTGAAGGTGTTGTTTACGGAGAAGACGCGGCAAAGAAACAACAGAATAAATTGAGTAATATTAAGCCTTTTGGTATTTGGTGGATATTTAATAATCTTCCCTATATAGTGGATCTCAATAACGGTTCATCAGATCAGGCTCCGGCTTTGTATGTTGAAGATGTAGTTGAAAGAGTGAATGAAGAAATGATTCAAGCACTTGGAAACAATAACCAAACGGTCGATTCTCTTGAAGTATTGGTGGAAAAATAATGGGTGCTTACTCAGACATAAGGCAAGCAGCCGAAACAAAATTTAATACCGATTGGGCGAGCGCAACTCAAGCGTTTTTTGCTAAGGAGAATGCAACGCCACCAAACGACGCGGCATGGGTGCGTATGGGTATTAATTATTCAGAAACAACTCAGAAGAGCATGGGAACTTCTGCGAATATACATAGAAAAACCGGATTGATATGGATACAGATATTCACTCCATCACCTGATAATTCAAGTGATTTCTCTCCGGCTTATGATGACGAATTAACACAGAAAGCGGCCGACATCTTTGCAAGTCAATCAATAACGATTGGCACAAGTAGAATAGTTTGCCGTGACGAAACAATAAATAACATAGGGCAAACTGGCGCATGGTTTCAGACTAATGTAACAGTGCCTTTTTATTACGATGAGGTGAAATAAATGTATGGTTTTATAAGTTTAGCAAAAATTCCTGGTGGTTTTAAAACGGTAACTCTTGCAAGTGATGCAGCTTTATCTTTAACTGACGCAGGTGTTGAAATTAAAAAAAGTAGTCAACCAGCAAACGGTGCGTTGATCACTTGCGAAACACAAGCAATAAGATACACATATGATGGAACAACTCCTGTTGCTGGCTCAGTTGGTCATGTATTGTTTGCGGGTCAAGCTTTGAGGCTTGAGGATGTCGACGTTATACAGAACTTTGAGTTTTGTAATGCAGTAGCGGGAGCAAACGGAACTATTCAGATTACAATTGAATATCCTAGTAAGCAGGGATTTTAATGAAATATATTTTAATAATTTTATTAATGTTGATTCCTTTTACGGTGTCTGCACAGATGCCAGGACCCCCACCATTGACTGGCTTAACAGGCGATAATGTTGTTTTGGACACAACTAATTTTGATAATAATCTTGGTCCTGGTGACGATACAACTCAGAAAGCATTGGACACTCTCGATGATGCAGCAGGGGGTTCTGGTATTTCATATAGTAATGCACAGGCAATGTTCACGGATAATGATGATGGAACTTGGGATACTGTGGAAAGTCAAGTTGTAAGATACGGCATAAACAATTTAATTTGGGCGAAGTTATCTACAATTTTAGGCGGAACTGACATAACGGCTGATGTTTCAACACCTGGACAGGTTACGCTTAATTATTCAGGAACAAGTATTGCACTTTCAGACTTTATCGAAGGTATTGGAATTGAAATTGATACAAGTGAAACAGGATTAGCATATTTTGATATTGACTATACTGTTTTACCTTCTCTTTCTTCATTCGTTGATAGCGATTCTGTAACGTGGAACACCTCAGAAGTGGGCGTTGTTATAGCGACAGCAAGCGGTGGAATATCTTTGGGCGACGTTCAAAATATGGTAGTAGATAGCGAATCTGTAACATGGGATACGTCCGAAACAGGCGTAATGATAGCAACTGCTACAGCACCTTCATTTTCCACTGAAACTTATCTAAATATCATGAGTTCAAATGCTTCGGGAATATGTGGCAACCTCAAAGGTTTATGGGGCATGACAGGTGCTACAACTGCTCTGGAAGATTTATCTTATGCGATTCATTCAGGAACTCTCGAAGGAGGTTTGACTTTTGCAACTGATAGAAGTGCTAAGAATATGGGATACACAACATTATTCAACGGCACAACAGATTATATTGATTTGGGTGATAGTGATGATTTCTCTTTCGGTAATGGTGCCGTTGATATGGCTTTTAGCGTGTGCTTTGTAGTTACCGATGATTATTCTTCTCAAAAAAGAATTGTAACAAAAACAGACTATGATAATATTGCAACTGATTTTGAATATTTTATTCAAAATGATTCTATAATTTTATATGTTTTAAATACTAATAATAAAATTTCGGCAACTTTAGACACTACACCAAGTTCGGGAACTCATTTTCTTTCCTTTACTTATGATGGGTCTAGTTCCCCAAATGGATTAAAAATATACGTGGATGGAATTTTGGGTGCTACTACCAATGCAGAAACAGGAACATATACAGCGATGTCTAACACTAACGCAAAACTTTATATAGGTGCCGCACAAGACGGAGCTAGTGCGAACGGATATTATGACGGCAGTATTTGTTTTTCTTCCATAGAAAAATCAGAAATGACGGCAAGTGAAGTTTTCAGACTTTGGAAATTAGTTCAGGGAGTTTACGGATTATGAGAACTGCCATAGTATTAATTTTTAGTTTAATTTTGTTACAAGGGTGCTTTCCAAAAATCGGAAAGACTATGGATAAATTTTTCTATTCAAATGTTACTGAAATTGAAATGATAAAATTTGCTCTTTCGCATAAGAAAATTTCTGATTATTCCACCATGGAAAGCATTCATTCTTGGATGATTTCCAACATGACATGGGAGCAGGATTCGTGGGGTGGATTCTTAGATTATCCTAGAGATCCGAAAAGAACTTTAAAAAGGAAACGAGGAGATTGTGAAGATTTCTCAGGTCTTGCAATTGAAGTATTAAAAAGAAATAACATTGAATCTTTTTATTTCGCAGTATTAGAAGATTCAGAAAAAATAATAAAAAAAGGTCACGTGGTTTGCCTAGTGAAACTGAATAACAGTTATTATCACATAGGAAACTACAAGAAATTGTATGGGCCATACAATAATTATAAGTCAGTTGCTTCATCTATTTTTCCTAAATGGAAAACATACGAAGTAAAAGACTACAATTTCAAAACAATAAATAAAAATTAATTAAAAGGCGGGTGCTAAAAAATGAGTTTCTCAGACACAAGTTTATTTCAACTTTATTACGTTGAAGAAGCAACTTTCGGAACAACACCGACAAGTTCAAAAATGACAGAGTTTAGAACAACAGGCGAAGGAATTAACTATGCAATTGACTTCACAGAATCAGTAGAATTAAGATCAGATAGACAGGTTCCGGATTTGGTTAAGGTTGACGCTTCAGTTGCAGGTCCAGCAAACTATGAAGTTTCCTACGGATCACATGATGACATATTACAAGCAGCTTTATTCGGTCTTTGGACCAGTTCAGTTTCTATTGCTACATCTACAGATATATCTTGCACGGCAACAGGTGCCTCGGGCTATCCAGAATTTCTTTCCACAACAACTGATTTTATAACATCGGGTGGTGGCGCTATCGCTTCTGGTATGTGGATTAATGTTGCGGGTTTCGCATCAGCAGCAAATAACGGATTATTTCATGTAAGAAGTCTTCCAACAAGTAATTCATTAGCCATTTACGAAGAAACAATCGGCACCGAAGCATCAGGCGCTGGCGTTACAATGATCAATGACGGTATGCTTCAGAATGGTGTAACTAAGAGAAGTTTCACATTCGAAAAATACATGTCAGACATTGGAATGTATCAGGCTTTCCAGGGTTGCAGAGTCGGGAAATTATCAATGGATTTTAAAGCTGGTTCAATTCTCGGTG